AAAGGGAATCTCTGACACGGTAACGACCGGACAGAAATTTGTGTCCGGAGCTGCAAAGATAATCGCAAAGATTACGGCAAAGACAGCAGCCACGGCAGCAACGACCGCAGCAGATACGGCATCGACCGCAGCCACAGCAGCCGGAACAGTAGCGACAACAGCACACACGGCAGCAACGACCACGGCGACCGCAGCAACGACAGCGTTCGGAGTAGCGTTGAAAGTTCTGCAAACGGTCGGAGTTGTGGCAATTATCGCAGCAATTATCGCAGCAATAGTTCTGTTGATTAAAAACTGGGATAAGGCAAAAGAAGCCGTAACAAAATTATGGTCGCATATCAAAGAAAAATTCAATGCAATCAAAGAGAGCATCACGGGAGCATTCACGAAAGCGAAAGAGGCGGTCACAAATAAGGTCAAGGAAATCGGTGACAGCATAAAAAACAGCACCATAGGACAAGCAGCCTCGAAAGTATTCAACGGCGTAAAGGACACAGTTCATAATGTCATGTCGGCAGCGACCGAAACGGCAAAGGAAAAACTGGGGAACATGAAAACCGCCTATGAAGAAAACGGAGGAGGTATCAAGGGCGTTGTCGCTGCCGGATGGGAGGGAATCAAAGGATATTATTCAGCAGGATTCACATTCGTTGATAATTTGTCCGGAGGAAAACTCTCTGAAATCAAATCAAAATTCTCTGAAAAGACATCGGAAATCAAAACAAAGGTTTCCGATGGTTGGGAAAATATGAAAACTACCGTCACGACAAAAATGACGGAATGGAAAACCAACGCATCGAACAAACTGAATGAAATCAAGTCAAATTTTTCGACAAAGGTTTCAGACATCAAGTCCAATGTCTCGAAAGGTTGGGAGAATATGAAAACCACCGTCACGACAAAAATGACGGAATGGAAAAATAATGCAACGAATAAATTGACGGAAATCAAATCCGGATTCTCCTCAAAAGTTTCGGAGATAAAATCAAAATGGTCGACTGATTTCACGAATATAAAGGACAAAGCGACCTCCCTCATGGAAACAGCAAAGTCCAATGTGTCAACAAAACTCGACCACATGAAATCCGCATACAGTGAAAAAGGCGGGGGAATCAAGGGAATTGTGTCTGCTACGTTTACGGGCATAAAAGACACAATGAACTCTCTCATGGGTACGGCGAACACTCTGACAGGTGGAAAACTTGACAGCATCAAATCGGCATTCTCAAGCAAATTAGCGAGTGCGAAATCGACCGCATCGTCTGCGATGGAGAGTATCAAATCATCATTCTCCTCAAAGATGGAATCCGCACACGGAGCGGTGACAGGTGCGTTGTCAAGAATCAAATCGGCGTTCAATTTCAAATGGTCATTGCCACACTTGAACCTGCCTCATATTAGCGTGAGCGGAGGGAAAGCACCATACGGAATCGGAGGAAAGGGTTCACTCCCGTCATTCTCGATTCAGTGGTATAAATCCGGCGGTATCATGACAAATCCGACTGTGTTCGGAATCAACGGCAGCAGCCTCATGGTAGGAGGCGAGGCAGGCGACGAGGCAATCTTGCCACTTGCAGAATTTTATAACAAATTGAACAACATCCTCGACAAGAAACTGGATGCAGTTCAAAAATCAAATATTGTGTATGTGACGAATCACACATACATCGACGGAGACGAGGTTGCAAGCAGAACCGTGTCAAGGGTTGATGCACAGATGGTCACAGACAAAAGGAAAGGGAGGTAAAACAAGGCGATGAAGATAAACGGAACAGACATCAGAGCGTACAACGCAAAACAGTTGACCGCCGATGTGCAGCCTCCCTCAATCATGAATAATTATGAATGGTTGTCGGGAGCAACACTCCCGACAGAACTTGAGACAGATGTTCAGATGGGTCATTTGAAACTGTCAATCTATTTCAAGGGCAAGGACAGGAACAGCATCATCCGTTCTGCATCAGAATTTATGATGAATTTCACAAAGCCGTGCAGGTTGGAACTTGACGGCTACAAAGGAACATATATCGGGTTCATCACATCAAATGACTATGAGAAAAAGAATGTGAAACAGAGGTACGTCGTAAACGTGGAATTTGACGGCTTTTTCGTCGATGACGACCTCTCAATCACATTCGACGGGAAAACCTCCGCATCGTTCTATAAAGTGGGTACAAGAGACACTCCGTGCGTTGTGGAGGTATATGCAAAAAGCACCTTGACGAATTACACAATCACCGGACTGGGAGAGGACATCATTGTTGAGAGCCTTGCAGCAGGAAAAACGGTTGTGATAGATGCAAAAACCGGACTTGTGACGATAGACGGGGAGAACGCATTTGACAAGGTGGATTTGTGGGAATTTCCGGTATTAAAGGCAGGAGAAACGGCACTCATATTCTCCAACACAAAGGCAAGAGTGACGGTCAGATATACTCCGATGTGGATTTAGGAGGTGAGAGCGTTGCAGATTTTTGATGATAAAAAGAAAAGAATCGGAACACTGTCCGGATTCAAGGATAGGGCAATCACCACGACACTGGATTCCGGAGATAAGGAATTGACGTTTGACTATCCTGCATCGGGAGCGTTGGTTGACCTGCTCAAAGAAGAATATTATATACGCACTAAAACGGACGAATTTGTTCTCAAAGCAGTCGAAAAAGGGGAACAGTTCAACAAATACACCGCCGTCCTCAACGTGGAGGAATTGGAGGGAACGGCGTTCCCGTATGGGTTTGAATCGGATGAACAGACAATCAAAGCGTGTCTTGAGTTTGCGTTCGAGGGTACGGGGTGGCATGTCGGAACATGCACAGTCACAAAGAAAAGAACCATTGACGAGCAGGAAAGTGTCACGGCATGGGATGTCCTGCAAAAGTGCCTCACGACATACCGTTGTGAGTGCATCATTCGCTCACTGACAAAGACAATCGACATTTATGACAGGATAGGAAGTGACAGAGGGTGTTATTTCATGGAGGGATTGAACCTCCGGAAAATATCTTTGAAATCCGACACCTATGATTTTTATACAAGAATCTATCCGATAGGCAAGGACGGCATCACGCCGGAATGGTTGACCGGAAAAGATTACATCGACAATTTTCAGTACAGTTCCAAAATCAAGGCGTATGTTTGGAAAGACGAAAGATATACCAATACCACAAGTCTGATTGAGGATGCGACAGCAAAGATTGAGGAAATGTCAAGACCGTACAAGGCATACACCGCAGAGGTGGTCGACCTTGCGAAAGCGTCAGAGGAATACAAAGACATTCTCTCATACGGAATCGGAGACACGGTCACACTTGTGTCAAAGAAAACGAGGACGAGGGAAAAGCAGAGGATTGTCAAAATCACAGAATATCCGGAATCGCCGGAAAAGAACACGGTTGAGATTTCCAATGCGAGAAAGACATTCGCAGAGATTCAGAAAGAGGAGACGGCAGCAGCCACGGAGGAGGCGGTCTCCATCTCAAACAGGGCGACAAAGAAAGTCCTTGAGAGTTATTCGACCACGGAGGAAATAGAAACCAAAATCACGGCATCAAAAGAGGCTATTGAGGAGGGCGTTTCCTATAAACTGAAAAATTATTATACGTCGGTCGAGATGGATTCGTTGATAAAAGCGACAAAGGATGAAATCTCACAAGAGGTCAAACATGTGGAGGAAAATTCGATGCACAACTATGTTGTGAACGGAGATTTTTCAAACGGGTTTGATGATAATTGGTACAACAATGACGAGACAAACAACTCCGTGATGGATGTGTCCGGTTTGGGTACGGTTGCAAAAATACTGAAAACATCCTCAAGCAGTTCCTATATACGGCAGAATTTAGGGAAAATACCTGCGGGAACATATCGTGTGAGATATAAGGCAGCAACAGCAGCAGGGTACGAAAGCACGGCAAGGGTGCAGGTGGGGGCGTTGGGAAGTTATTCAACGACATCCTCCGGAATGTTAAAGAGCAAAGAGTTCACGACGATTGAACGTGAAATCACGGTATCAGAGGGAACGAAATATATTTACATTTACGCATACACACAGAACGCACCCGTGTATATCACGGATATTGAGGTATTAGGACTGTATTCATTGTATGCGGATGCAAAGATTCAAGTGACTGCGGAGGAAATAACCTCCGAGGTCAACAAAAAAGTGAACAGCGATGATTTCGGAACACTAATCACACAGAACGCATACAATGTCCGAATTGCATTTAATAAAGGCAGTTCGTACATGCAGTTTGATTCGACCGCAATCACAATGTACACCGGAACGATTACGGATAACCAAAAAAGAACACGATTTGACTACAACGGAACTCATTTCTATCGTGACGGATATTATGTCGGAAAAATCGGAACGAACACGATGAAAGACAACGACAGTCAGAGAGGACTTGTTTTTGATATTGAGCACAACACTGCGTATATGTCATGGTCAAATAAAGAATCGCAGAATGCAGATGTGTACACGATGAAATGGTCGTACTGCACACAGCAGTGTGGAAATTACGAGGCGAACATGCTACATGCAGGGGCAGACATCAACATGCATTTCTTCACATTAAGGAATGTAAGTTTCGAGAATGGCTCAATAAGTGGAACGCTAACATTCAAACAACCTTTAGAAGTAGGCAGCGACGGGAAACTGGCAAAGTGGTCAACGGCGACGCTTGAGTTCAAAAGAGGAATATTAGTGTCCGGAACATGGAGCAATGGATAAAACAGGAGGAAAAGAAATGCAGATGAATGACGAAAATATTCAGACAGAGGAAGTCAAACGAGCAGCAGAACCGGAGTATAAAATTCCGGAAGATGCTACCGACAACTCAAGACCAAACGAAACAGCAGAGGTTGTGACGAGGGAATCAGCAGAGGAGACAAACACAGAACTCTTGCAGAGTATCGACAAGAAACTTGACATGCTGCTTGCAGCACAAACAGCGACACAGGCAGCAAAGGAGGAATAATCATGAATACACCGCTTGCAGTAAGAATTGAATGTGCAAAAGGAGAAATCCTCAACGCTATGGAAACGATACAGAAAAGACATGCATTGCCTCCGTGCATCATGGACGGAGTTTTGTCCTCCGTACTGGCAGAGGTAAGGAGTGAGGCAAAGATTGAACTCATAAACTCAACAAATACAATGATGGCAGAAAAAAACGAGGAACTTGAAAAGGCAAAGAAAGCAGCAAAGAGAGTTCTGAAAACAGAACCGGACGAGGAGCAGCCGGAGCAGGATGAACCGGAGAATCCGGAGGAATAAGAAGTAAACACCGAGAGGAGGTGAGAGCATGGCAGCATTGACGAAACTGACAACGAACATCAATCTTGAAATGTCCGGAGACACTAAAAGATATTTAGTATCTGCAAAGCAGGGAGACAAGGCAACACGATTCATTGTCGCAAGACTGCTCAACAACGGTGAACCGTACACAATCCCGACGGGTGCGAGAGCGGTCATCAACATCACAAAGCCGGACGGAAAGCATGTGTATAACACATGTTCATATTCCGGTTCGGATGTGACAGTCGAATTGACGAATCAAGCACTTGCAGCCTCCGGAACGGCGTATTGCGACATTGAAATCCGGACAAGCGATGATTCACAGGTTATCACATCCGCATCATTCACAATGGAGATTGAACCGTCACAGAGGAATGAAAATGCTATCTTGTCAGCGAATGAGTTCACAGACCTTGAGAACCGGATTGCAGGACACATCAAGAATATTGATGACACAGATGCAGCAGTCAAGAAAGCGGAATCCGCAAGAGTGACCGCAGAGAATGCGAGAGTGAAAGCGGAACAGGCAAGGGTGACGGCAGAAAATAAGCGACAGGAAAATGAGAACACCCGCATCCAACAGGAGCAGCAGAGGCAGCAGGACACCTCACAGGCGGTCAAGAATACGAATGAGGCAACAGATGCATCCAAAAAGGCGACAACAGCCTGCAAAGAGGTTACAGAGCGGGCAGAGGATGCATTGCAGAATCAAGAGCAACTTGAGGCGACATTGAACACGGCGACGCAGATTCGACAGGATGTGTCACAGATGCAGACAGCAGTTGCAGAGGCAAAGAAACAGGTCGAGCAGGACAAAAAGGATATTGATGACACGATTCAAAATTCACTGCTTGCATCAGCAGAGAAAATCCTTGAGAGTGTGCAGGACTATTTCAACCGTGCCGAGGCTTTATATTCGAGTATGTATCTTGATTGTGACGGCGAAACACCGTATCTGCGAACAGTGACACCGATTTTCATTGATGGAGCAACACCACAGGTCAGAAATGCGAATGAGGGTGTTGATTTTGACGGAGGAACGCCGACCTCCCGACAATTAGCAGTATAATTCCACGATACTGGAAACAGACGGCGAAACGAACACAAAGGAGTGATTGTGTGATATATTCCATAATCACGGAGCAAAGGAGGTTGAACAATGGCAGCAATCAGACCATGCACCGGAACAACGGCAGACTGGAAAGCGGTTGAGGACACTCTGATTCTCAAGGAAAGAGAAATCGGAGTTGAACTTGATGCATCCGGTCATTATCAAATCAGACAGGGAGATGGTAAAAAGAAATTCTTTGACCTGCCGATTATCGTCAACAATGCCCGTTATGAGGAAATACTGACATTGACACAGGGATATATGAACACCGTGAACAATTTCAGCAAGAACATGACAGAGGCGACGAACAGTGCAAACGGTGCAGCAGCAACGGCAAACAATGCAGCGTCGACAGCGAGTGCAGCAGCAAAAGCGTGTCAAGGTATTGTGAACGGTCTCAACACTATGGTTGACACCGTCACAAAGAAATCATGTGTCCTCACGGTTGAGGATGGAATTTTGACGATAAGGGAGGCGTAAAAAATGGCAAGTGGAGACTTGATTGTAAAAGTAGCAGACAAAGACACACTCGACCGCACATATGCGAATACAAACGCTATACTGGCAGCAGTCGGGGAAGATGTAAGAATAAAGGGTGTAAAGCGTTACGGAATGAAAATCAACAAAAATGACAGCAATCCGGCGACACGATGCACATATCTTTTCGATGCGGTGGGAATGACACCCGCTGCGATGAATTATTCTGCCGGACGGTTCGATTTTGGAGACTGGGGAAACGTCTTTTTTGTAAAGAACAATTATCCGGCAATGGTCAAATATGACGGTACAGAAGATTATAAACTCGACCCGAACGACCACACAAAGAAAGCAGACGGAAAAACGGCATCCGATGTCTCAAACACGGCATACGGAGGAAATGCAATGAGTGTATTCGATGGCAGCGGTGACAAGGGCAAGATTTGGCTCTCACAGTTTGAAGTCGGAAACTATGAGTACATGATTATTTCAAACGTCCAGTACGATGAATCATACAACGATGACGCATATGTCAGAGAGGACGGTTCACATGCGGACAAACTCTATTTCCCGATGTTTGGCGGTTCGTATGATGGAACACGCATCCGCTCACTTGCAGGACAGGCACTTATGTATAACACAAACGCATCAACAGAGATTGCAAGAGCAAAGGCAAACGGTGCGGGATGGAATATTGGCTCATGGAGCAAACGAAACCTGTTGAATTGTATGCTCAAGATTATGTCAAAGACAGACAATTCACAGACTGCATTCGGACAGGGTCAGACATCCGGATATGTGAACGACGCATCACAGAATTACGGGCATCTTGCAACCGGAACACTCAAGGACAAAGGACAGTTTTTCGGATATAACGACACAACACATGAGGTCAAAGTGTTCTACATGGAAAAACCGTGGGGCAACCGTTGGGATAGAATCAACGGTCTGTTGATGGTAGGCGGTGAAATCCTTGCAAAGATGACACCACCGTACAATCTGACAGGAAAGGACTTTGAAAAGGTCGGAATCACATTCACATCATCCGGCAACGGTTATCAGAAAGGAACAAAGTCAAGCAGATTCGGACGCATTGTCAATTCAATAGGTGGCAGCAGTAGCACATACACATGTGACTATTTTTGGTGGAACGCCGGAATTACTGCGGTCGCCCTTGTCGGCGGTTACTGTGACGCTGGCGAGTACTGCGGTGCGGATTGCTTGAATTTGGACAATTCTGCGGGCATTGCGAGCTGGAGCATCGGTGCGTCCGTTTTCTTAGAACAGCCTATCGCTGCGTAAGCAGCAGGGGGAGGAACGGAGGGGGAACGCCTCCGCTATTCCCGCCGTTAGGCGGTGTGGTCGTTTTTAGAAAAATGAATATAGGGATATAGGGTGCGGTGTCGGGCGGTGTTCCTGCTCCCTGCGGTCGCCCTTGTCGGCGGTAACTGTAACAATGGCGAGAACTGCGGTGCGGATTACTTGAATTTGAACAATTCTGCGGGCAATGCGAACTGGAACATCGGTGCGTCCAATTTCTTCTCATATCGGAGCGTTTAATCAAATGCAGCCTATATCCCACGCCACAAGGCGAAAATCATTCCGGATATAGGGTCGGTTGAGTAAGCATAAGCACAAAAACCGATAGGAGATAAGAAAATACTATATGAGAAGTTACAACAACCTATATGAACCAATGTTGCAAGACGACTACATAAAACAGTGTTTTATAAATGCATCCAAAAAGAAAAAGAACAGGAATGATGTGCGGGAGGTATTAGAGAACCTCGATGAACACACAGAACTCTTGAAAAAGATGTTGACAGAGGAGTTGTTCATTCCGGACTATCACAAACCGAGCATCATCAACGAGAGCAGCAGCAAGAAAACACGCCGTATATTAAAACCACATTACAAATATGAGCAGGTCATTCACCATTGTGCAATAGGTCAGTTCAAACCGATTGTGATGAATGGATTGTATGAATTTTCATGCGGGAGCATTCCGGACAGGGGTGTTCATTACGGAAAGAAGTACATGAGAAAATGGCTTGATTCCTACGACGGAAAGAAATTCTTTGTTCTCAAGATGGATGTTCACCATTTCTTTGAATCCATAAACCGGAGAATCCTCAAAAGGAAACTCAAAGAGGTAATTCGAGATAAACGGTTTTATAGATTACTCTGCATACTGATTGAACATGACAAAATAGCACTCGTTGCAAAGATTTTGACGGATGCAGGTGTTGAGATAGATGCAGAGCAGACGAAAACGCTTGTCGGATGCATAGCATTTGACGACATCTCCGGAGCGTTGGAGATATTGCAGGAAATCGGCATCACAGGAGCGATGTTTGATGAACTGAAAGAAATTATTGAGGAGATGCGAAAAGGCGTTCCGTTGGGATATTTCACATCACAATGGTTCGGCAATTTTTACTTGAAAGCACTCGACCACTACATCAAAGAGGAACTCCGTGCAGAACATTACATGCGATACATGGACGACATGGTGATACTGGGAAAGAGCAAAAAGAAACTACACAAAATACATGCAGCAATCGAAACATATCTGAATGACAACCTCGACCTTGAAATAAAAGGCGATTGGCAGGTGTTTAGATTTGAATATCCGGTATTTGATAAAGGCGGGAATCCGGTACTTGATAAAGACGGAAAGCAGGTCACAAAGGGTCGTATGCTTGATTTTATGGGATTTCAATTTCACCATGACCGGACAACCATCCGGAAATCAAACATTGAGGCTGCGAGACGTAAGGCAAACCATATCTCAAAGCAGGATAAAATCTCATGGTATAACGCATCGGTGATGTTGTCATATATGGGATTGTTCAAACACACGGACACATACAACTATTACATTGATTACATCAAACCAAAAATCAACGTCAAGAAACTCAAGAGGATAGTTTCAAAGCATAGCAGAAAGGAGAATGAACATGACAGACTGGAAAAAGGTGACAGGAACACAGCCGGACAAGCCGGAGGAGGTCGACAGGACATCGTCGCCGTCAACGGTTTACCTGCGTAAGAACATCGAACAGGTGACAAGAGAGGTTGAGGGCAGCGACGGAAAGATGCAGACAGTAACCGAATGGCAGTACGACGAGAAAGAAATGACAGTCAAGGAATATGAGAACATGGCACTCATGAAGTCAGTCGTTGAGGAGAACACATCCGGAATCGTCGAATCAGTGACACAGTTTCAGAAAGATGCGGTCATTGACGAATACACACAGCAGTTGATTGAGGAGGGGTTGATTTAGTATGAAAATGCTTGTTGAAAGTCTCAAAAGAATGTACAAAAAAGGCACTCTCACAAAGGAACAGATTTCCGAGCGTGTCGCAAAGGGCAGTATTTCAGCGGATGAATATGAATATATCACAGGAGAAAAATTCTCCGGCGGTGATACAGAATGAGTCCGCTTGAAATAATATCACGATTGTGCGATGTGACGGAAAATCTATCGGCAATCGTGAAAAAACAGCAAACAATCATTGAACAGTCGAAAATCGAGGAGGCGGTCAGAGCGGAACTCCGGCAAGAGGTAGAGGAGACAGACAGGGAGATGGATGTTCTCGAATATCACATGCGGAAATACTGCGACACCGACGACATCGAGGCGACAGAGTTCGGAAAGGAGAACGCCGTTGACGATTGAGGTTTCCTTGCTAATCTCCGGAGTGTCGGTTGCATTCGCAATCTTTTTCGGAATCTGCTCAAAGCAGAGGAACGACAAAAAAGACACACAGGAAGAAACGGAGAGACGAGCAGAAAATGACACAATGGTGGTTGTGAAACTTGAGAACATCGCAGACGACATCAAGGACATCAAACGGGAATCAAGAGAGAACCGTGAGGAGATGAAACAGTTGAGAGAGCGTGTTGTCATTGTGGAACAGTCACTCAAGAGTTATCACAAGAGACTGGACGGAGAACAGCATTCCGACCGATAACAGGAGGGCAGGAAACAGGCAAGAATCAACCTCACAGAAAAGAGGCAATACATGAGAATGACAGAACAGGAACGACGCATCAGAATCCGGCATCTGAAAAGAATGTACCGGATAAGGGAGCGAAAAGAGAGACATGACAAAAAGGTGTCCGGTCTGTTCATGAAACGTGTTGTATTCACTTTGATTCTTGCAGCATTTATCTTTACAGTCGTGATGATATTTGTGTTTTTGCGGATGGGTTCAGAACCGTCGACACTGATTGAGAATGTATTCCGTTTTCTATCAGTCGAGGGCGGTGCAATGGCACTCATTAAGTCCGTGAAAACGGTCAAGGGAACAAAGTCAAACGGAGAAATACAACACAATGACGAACCGGAACAGGATGACGAGGAGGTACAAGGATGAAATACATCGTCGAGAATTGGTTTGTGATTGTGGGTCTGATTGCGGTATTAGCAGCGGGAGGATATGCAATATATGTTTTCGTGAAAATGCCGTCAGACAAGCAGTTGAACAAAGTGAGAGAGTGGTTGCTTTATGCAGTCACAAAGGCAGAAAAGGAACTGGGAGGCGGTACAGGTCAAATCAAGCTGCGTTATGTATATGACATGTTTGTCGCAAGGTTTGCGTGGCTTGCGAGAGTGATTTCTTTTGAGGCTTTTTCGATGATGGTCGACGAGGCACTTGAGAGAATGAAAAAGATGCTTGAGAGCAACAAAGCGATGCAGACGCTTGTGAGCGGTGAGGCAGGTGAGGTCAATGAGTAAAATCGTAGACTTTTTCGTGCAGAACGCAAGGACAATCGGGATTGTGTACGTTGTGGGTGCGGTCGTCGTATTTTTAGCGATGACAGCGTTTTACATTTGGGTCGACAGGGCAAGCAAAAAGGAACAGGAGCTTTACTATGACGAATATTATTATCCGGATGACAAATTTGCGGAAAGAATGTCGGTGGTAGTATGGTTCATTCTTTCATTGGGATGTGCGATTTTATGGGTCGGTATTCCGTTACTGATTTGCGGGTTGATTGTGTACACAGAACTTGAGGAACATTGTCCGGAACTTATGGGAGACATGACGGACAGAAACACAGAAGAATTTGACAAGGAGGAAAACAAATGATTTCAAATTGCGGACATGATGAAAATAACAGATACAGCGGAGGAAAGGCAGGAGACCAGACAGGTACAGAGTGGAGGGTTATAAATTGGGATAACAGACCGTGGAAATGCGTCCTCCGTCATCCGGATGCAAAGGTCAGAAAAATGATTGCGAGCATGGCAAAGGCAGCAGCAGTCAACAATAAAATCGGATATGACCAGTCAGAGAGATACACATTTTGGGAGCATCTCAAGGCATCGAATTACGACCCTGCACAAATCACAATTGCGTGTGAGGCAGATTGTTCATCCGGTGTCGCTGCAATCGTAAAGGGTGCAGGTTACAGACTGGGAAATGAGAAAATGAAGAATGTGAGCATTTATCTCTATACCGGAAACATGAGAGCGGGTCTCAAGGCAGCAGGATTCGAGGTGTTGACAGATAGCAAATATCTGACATCGGATGCGTATTTGCTTGAGGGAGACATCACCCTCAATGACAATGCTCACGTTGCAGTGAACCTCACAGACGGTGCAAAGTCATCCGGAGCGGGAGCATCCAACACAACACCAGTCAAGAGCAACACAAAGGTTGATGTTGCATACGGATTCGACAAGAGCCTTGCAGGAACATACAAGGTGACTGCATCCGGATTGAATCTCCGTGCGGGAGCAGGAACAGGAAAGTCAATCCTTGCGGTGATGGAAAACGGTGAGAAAGTCCAGTGCTATGGATATTATAACGACTGCAACGGTGTGAAATGGTTGTATGTGGTTTATAAGAATATCGTCGGTTATGCATCAAGTAAATATTTGAGCAAATAGGAGGGATAATCATGTTATACTATTTAGGCAAAGGAACGGAGTTCAAAAAAGAGGACTGCAAAGAGTACAAGAAACTTGATGCAGCACTCAAGGCAGCAGCAAAGGACGAGAGCCTCGTCGTTTGGGATGAAACCGGAAAGGTCATCGGTTCACTCACGGATGATATTCCGGAGGGAGCGTTGCAGACAAATCCGGACGGCAGTGTCAACACATACGATGCGGACGGAAACAAGACCGGAACAGTAGACGCAGAGACGCTCAAGGAAATGACAACGGTCAATGACGATGTGAGCAAACTTGCAACCGGAGACAATGAGCAGGGAACACCGCAGGAGAACGCAGAGGATGACGAAAACGCCTCAAACGAGGATAAGGCGACAAATCCACCAACCGAACAGGAAAACGGCGAAAATGGGGCGAATACAGAGCCGGACAAGGCAACAGAGGAACAGCAGGAGGACAAGGTCATCATTCCGCAGGGAAAAATGAGGGTGACAGTCATTTGCGACGGTTCACTCAATATCAGACGTTCGGCAGCGTGGGGCAATGACAACATCTGCGGTCGTGCTATCAGAGGACAGTCATATTATGTGAAAGAGATTCATGTTGTAGACGGAAAGAAGATGGTCAGAACAATCGGCGACCTTTACCTCTCCGGAGAATCCGAGCATGTACAGTTCGAGCAGTTATAAAAAATAAGGACATAAAAAAGAGGACGACACCCATTTCCGGATGTCGTCCTTGTGTTATAATGAATTTATGAATGTGCTTGAAGTTTGGCAATCAATGCATCCTGCAAAACTTTTGAATAATTGATACCGTAATTTTCACATGCAGTATTAAGCCACGCAGGAATGCTCAAAGTTTTCTTGACTGCCTTGTCATTGTATGCACGGGCGTATTCGTCAAGGTTGACACAAATCAAATTGACAAGTGCTGCGTCCTCGTCTTTTTCGACTGCATCAATAGGAGTTGGAGCGGGGAGAACCTCACCATCACGCAAAGATGTGAACAAATACTGACCGCAAGCCTCTTGAGCCATTGCGAAAGCATCCGCAAGATTATCCCCGTATGTTGCTAAATCATTGAGGTCGGGGAATATAACAGAATATTTTCCGTCGTCCTCCGGATAAAAAACAGCAGGATAAATATAATTCATGATAACGCTCCTTTCTTTTAATGGGTGGCAGGTCTCATTTGAGACCCGCCTGTTTGAGTATGGAGTTGACAACCCTTTGAGGAATGTCGCCCCGATGATTTGGGATTGTAACTTTTCCCGTTTTGGTTGGATGCTTGTATTGATGATGTGAACCTCTCACATCTACCAGTTCCCAACCGTCATTGAGGACTATTTTTTCAATTTCTCGAAATCTCATTTGTATTGTTTCCTCCTTACAAGTATATAATAACACGTATAATACGTAATGTCAATAGAAAATACGTATTATACGTGAAAATATTCAAAATTATAAGAGATAAATAATAATAAAACAATGGAAAAGTGTTTGAGAGAATATGCGTAAAAGACGGGTAACTGACAAACAGTCAAAAAATGCCGTAAAATAGGCGTTCGGAGTTATCTAAGAGATAATCTTTCAAGAACGAAGATATCAAGAAAAGCCCATTTTTCAAGGGTTACAGAAGTTGTGGAATGCCGTCAGATGTGTTGGAATTTACATCGAATGCAACACATATGCAACAGGTATGCAACAAAGATATTGATATGTATAGGACATTTTTCAGTAGAAATACTGGGGAATGTCCTTTTCTTTGTTTAAATCTTATTAATCGCATCTACAAGCTCATTTATATCAAAGTGGGTATACACTTTCTCTGTGAGTGTCATTGCACCTGAGTGCCCCGCAATCTTTTTGATAATCGTCTGGTTAATACCAGCTTCTGCTAACATTGAGATGCATGTATGTCTGCAGCAGTGAGGTGTACGATTAATACCTAGCTGTTCCATCAATGGCTTGAAATAGCTATCGTAGTAGTTTCGGTATTCAAAATGTTTTCCAGCTTCTGTATGAAGTAAATATTCACATTCAGGGCAGGATTCATACCAAGCTTTGTAATATGGCAGAACTTTGTCTGCTATTGGAACTTTTCTGATACCATTTTCTGTTTTACTACAGATAACATCAAAATACTGTTCATTCAGATGAACATTCTCTTTCTTCAAATCAAGCATTTCAGAGACACGGACTCCGCTATATAGGAGCATCAATACTATCTGATAATATTTGTCTTCCTGTTGTTCCCAGATAATATCAATTTCATTTTTCTCAAACTTGTTTCTATCGTATTTGTTAGGGTTACGATCCTTGTATTGAACAATATCAACGAAGCTTGAATAATCTTTGTTGCAAATATCATTTTTCAAAGCATAATCAAATAGCTGGTTAAACAGGACTTTGATTTTCTTGAGAGTAGGAAAATTCTTACCGCAGGTATCAATAACAGTCTGTAAATCAACTAATTTAATATCCTTGAAAATTTTGTTGTAAAGGGGTTCACAGGATTTATAGGATGCTGTGTATCCTTTTACATTAGATTCAGATATAGTAGGAAACTTACGCTTTGACCATTCTTCATAGACATCTGAAAATGTCATCTTAGCAGCCTTGGTATCAAATGGATTATTATTGTAATCAGCAAGCATTTGCAAGCCATCAGCTCTGGTAGCTGCATATCCAATTGTAATCATATCCTGAACCTGTTTGTCTTTCGCCTCATCGTAGTGCCAGCCTACAGTTTTTCTCACTTGATAAGGTTTTCTTCTTTTGCCGGAAAGTTTTACAACGCTTCCGTATCCGTTGGGTAACTTCATAAGCACCATCCTTTCGCTATTTACTAGAAAGCTGATAGCAAACGGATAAAATGATTGTTATTCGTGGGTTACCTTTGTCACACTTGGGCGGATAGTCTTCCATATTTCGTAATTATCCTGTGTCTGGCTGCCATTATCAAGTAATTCTTTCATAGCCTGCCAGTCTTTAAGAAACTGAACAAGATTCTTATTGGAAAAGAATATACCAGGCTCTCCGTCTAAATCCTTGATAGAAATGTCAAATGTTTCATCAATAGCAAATAGTAATGGTAGTACATCACCATCAGCCTCGATATCAAATTCCATCAATGAATTAACATTGACACCAAGTGCATCTGCAATTTTTCTAAGCTGTTCAGGCTTAGGAAGATTCTTTCCAAGCTCATACTTACGGATTGCAACTTCATGTATTCCACAAGCTTCGCCTAGTTCTTTCTGGGTTAAACCACGAAAGGTTCGTATTAATTTAATCTTTTTACCGGTATTCATTGCCTCAACCTCCTGTTGTTGTAAATGTAACACACTAATATTTAATAGTCAACATTAAATTTTAAACTATTGACAGAGCAAATAAAGGTCTGTATAATACAAAACATAACAGAGCAAGAAATGCTCTGCATAAAAAGAGGAGGTGGTAGAGATGCCAGAAGTTATCTATCAGGGTGATTTACCAGCTTTTACAGGGAGAAATGTACCAATAAAAGAGATTGCAAGTGCAATAGGGAAGGACGCACAGTATGTAAGGCTGGGAATACAACAAGGATTACTCAAATTTGGAACGGCAATAAAGGTAGGGAGCTCAAATGAATTCAGCTATTATTGTCCGGATAAAAAAGTTTGGGAAGAAACAGGATATTTTAACAAAGAAGCAGTATAGCAAGGAGGATGAATATGGTTGAAAAACAGAATGTTGAACTGAAACTTATCCATATGGAGGATGTGGTTTCAAAAGAGGTGGAATGGCTATGGTATCCATATATACCATACGGAAAGATAACAATAATTGAAGGAGATCCGGGAGAAGGAAAGACAACTCTGGTTCTCAAATTAGCGGCAGCTCTTAGCATGGGCTTGCCGCTTCCATGTGACGATGATAAGGAATATGAACCTATTCATATCATATATCAGACAGCAGAAGATGGAATTGAAGATACGATTAAGCCCAGATTGGAAAAAGCAGGAGCAGATTGTTCCATGATTCGGGTTATTGATGAGACAGATAAGGAATTATCAATGACAGATGATAGGCTGGAGCAGGCAATAATAGAGACTGGGGCAAGGTTAATCATTCTTGATCCGATTCAGGCATATATCGGAGCTACAGTTGATATGCACAGAGCAAATGAAATAAGACCGGTGCTAAAGCATCTTGGAATAATAGCAGAAAAGCATAATTGTGCAATTATTCTTATTGGTCATATGAATAAGGCATCTGGCAGTAAATCAACATACAGAGGACTTGGTTCTATTGATATACAGGCAACTGCCAGAAGTGTTCTGCTGGTTGCGAGGCTTCGTGATAAACCGAATATCAGGATAATGGCACATGATAAATCTTCATTAGCTCCGGCAGGAGATGCGATAGGATTTGAAATGACGGAGGATAATGGAATGGTCTGTATAGGACCATATGACATCACCATAGATGAGCTGTTATCTGGTAATGAAGGAAGAGGCAAAAAGAAGCTCGACATTGCGGAGAATTTTATCAAAGAATACTTTGGTACCAATAAGGTGATTCCGTCTAATGAAATAATGATGGAAGCTGCAAAAAGAAGCATTAAGAGAAACACGCTTCTATCGGCAAAGAAAAAGCTGGGAATAACATCAGATAAAGAAAAGGCAGAAGATGGAACAATTTACTGGACTTGGATAATGCCAGAATAAAGAGTTTAACAATCTGGATGTTTGGAAAAGCAGATTCTAAATTCTAGGAAGAGTTTAGAGTCTGCAACTATAAAAAGTACAGATTATTAAACTCTTGGTAATAGTAAAGATAATATATAAAACCCTCGGAGAGCCCACTGCAATTTTGGCTTGCCAAAACTGCTAGGGGGTTATCATCTGTGGCAGAGCCAAGATGATAACTGCACTGCTCCGATAGATTTAACAGATAAAAAGGTAGTACAGATAAGGAGATGCGAATGGGAAATATTTCATATACAGCTCATGTGAGCAATAAGAAAAGTGCCATTACATCGAAATCTAAGCTTGCAGCTGTTGCAAAGCATAACCTGAGAAAATATAAATCATCAGATTATAGCAAAGACAACATTTGTATCATATATGGTACATCAAATCTGATTGATGATGTAAAAACAGTATACCATAAAGAATTCGATGAGGCATTAGAAGAATATAATAAAAAGCAGATACGACCAGACCGAAAAATAGAAGATTATTTTGAACATGTTGCAGGTAAGGAACAGGATATGGCAGTTGAAATAATCATTCAGATAGGTGACAGGGAGTTTTGGAAGCAATTTGATGATATGAAGTCATATATGAAATTGTCATATCAGATAATACTGGACGAGCTTAGAAAGAGGCTTCCACAGTTTGTAGTTGCAAATGCTGTGGTTCATCTTGATGAGGACAGTCCGCATATGCACATTGTCGGAGTTCCTGTGGCAGATGGATATAAGAAAGGTCTTAGCAAGCAGGTGTCAAAACGTAAGGTATTTACTAAAGATGTGTTATCACGAGTGCTGCAGGATGAGCTTCGAGAGGTGGCGAATAAAGAAGTGAATGACTGGTTTGGGAAACAGATAAAAGAAAAGTCGAAAGGTCGAAATCATGATCTGACAGTTGCGGAATATAAAGTGGCACAGGAAACAGAACATTTGGAACAGATACAGGAACAGGTGCATGATGCGGATATTAAGTTGTTTGCTTCAAAAATTGCTTATAAGGAGTTGGAGCGTAGTCAGACTAAGGAACTTAATGAAAAACGTTCAGAACTTCAATCGGTAAGACAAGAGATTGCAAGCGTGACGGACAAGGCAAATGAAGCAGTAGAATTGCTTGGTAAGATCAATGCATTTATATCATCATTCAGATTATTCGCTCCGACAATAGAAGAATATGCTAATCATGTTGAAGCAGATAAGATTATAGAAGCAGGAAACTCGTTCAGAGGAATATTTTATGAAATAGGAAAGCTGCTGGAGACATTTAAAGAACTGATAAAAGAAGGATTATGCTGGTTTCCAAGGCTTATGAGGTGGAAAACTTCTAAGGGTGAAGTAGCTCCGGTATTCATAGAGAAAAGCAATGGATATTCATATTCGGTGTATGGGTATATGAATGTGGATACTAAGGAATATTATAGTAAAGAGTCAATTCAATGGGAGATTAAGGCAGGTAACAGGACAGGAACAGTTGAACAGATGGATGCTAATGTTGAGGCTATGGCAAGAGATTTGCAGGAGATATTGAGAATTGGAGCGGAGCAGAAGAGGTTGTGGGAGGTGTATGAGGGAAGATAAAAATAAGGTATCTTGAATATAATTTTCAAGATACCTTATAATATTAGTTAAGAACTGATTTCCCTGCCAAATTTATATCCGAGATTATATGCATCAATAGCACTCTTATGGCGTACAGCACCGGCTTGACTATCGGGCAAATGAGAAAGATCTGATTGTGGGGAATTGCCTTGTAGAGCATCTTTTAGTCCCTCTTCATAAGCACAAGCGGCACAGATATGTCGTCCCCCGTTTCTATTATCTTGAGCTTCTGGAAGCTCATTAAAACCTTGCAAATATCGATGTTGTTTGTTACATATAGCCATATTGAAACACCTCCTATATGATAGTTTCTAAAATAACTATCGATGCTTATAGACCAATAGCATATAATGGTAAGTTATCAAAGTAATGAGGACAATCAAGTTCATCCATATAATCATAATAATCTTGATATTTGGGAACATTAAACCAATCAGATGACAATAGATAGATATAAACCAAATCGTAACCAATAGGATCTAAAAGCCGTCTATATTCTCTGATTTTGAATGGGAATGTTGCGAGTTTTTCATCAACTGAACCACTAGTGCGCTGAAATTTTTTTTCAATAATGTAAACAGTTTTATCAATTTCATTTATAAAAGCTTCATCAGGCTTCCATCGTTTGGAGTTGATGGCTCGGTCATTAATTCCATTTTGTCTCAAAAATATTGTAGAAAATTCATCTTGATTTATAGAGTAACCTAGTAACTGGTTTCTATCATATACTTCAAAATGATTGGCAATGATAAATCCGGCATTTTGTAATGCTGTATTTAGGGATGTTGTTTGTTCGAAATGGAGTCCATTTCTATTGGTGTTAGCTCCGCCACCAAAGCGATTAGCTTGTCTTGGCATTTGTCTCCTCCTCCTTAAAAAAGTCATTGATTTCAACATTGAGTACATTTGCAATCTGATTAAGTACAGATATGGAAAGACTTTTATCACAACCAGAAGCTTCAATTTTAGAAAGATAACTGATACTGATTTGAGCCTTTTCTGCAAGCTGCATCTGTGTTAAATTAGCTTGTTGTCTATAATATTTTATATTTGAACCTATAGTACGATATAGGTCAGTATCATTATTAAAATGCATAGCTATACCTCTTTCACTATTTGTGAATATTATCTCATGCTATGAACAAGATAAAAATTCACTTATTGTGAAAGAAAAAAGAGATGGCTTTTTTAACTGAGTTGAGGTAAACTTATATATATGATTGATGGAAGGTGGGGATTATAATGGATTCATTTCAAGAAAAATATGAATATGATAAATTTGTAATAGAGACAGCACATAAGATTCAAGAGATACAACAGGACTTTAATAACCTTTCTGATGAAAATAAAATTAAGTTTCAAAATGATGTTATGAGAGCATTCATGATAAAAGGTATCGAGGGTGTTTCAGAATACTTCAGCCAATGGAAATGA